ATGACGTAGCGCAGTGTACGCTCTCGTTCTGAGCGGGGAGGTACACTCCAGCCATCCAGATCGTGTCGTGTGAAAGATTCGTTTCGATGTCCAAGACTGCTAATTTCATTCGGCTTTCTCCTCAGCCTACTGGATTCTTCTTGCTCTTGCAGGGCGATTACGTAGTCACCCATTCTGCTCATAGCTAAGCCTCCATGCGGTATGAAGCATAACGCCGGCCATCATGCACCTTCATGTCAGACACAATACGAAACCCTTCGTTACGTAGATCATTAACGCGGGACGCTAGGCGCATAATACCGTAGCGAGTCAGTGCCTCAAGCGGCGTGATGGAACCGTATTGGTTGATGTGATACATAACCTTGTCGTTCTGAGTCATAGTGTTCTCCTGAACAGTTGGCGTAATGTAACGCTACGGCCTAACTACTTACGGTAATCTGTATTAGGTTTGCCGTAACGCTACAGAACGGTATTATTTTATCATGCCAGCATGGTGTGTGTCAAGCACCGGAGCCGACAACTTCACAGACACCGCCCGTGCAGGCCAGCTCTTGGCTACCCGTAGTGGTGTCACCCCGCTCAAAGGCAGGTAGAGAGGCCCAGTCGATCTCAGGCATCTTAGCCGACAGCTCCTTATACTCCTGCTCCGTAAGCTCCTGATACGGCGCCTGACGGTACGTACCGTTGTCGTAGGGCAGCAGACTGATACCAGACATAATGTCCCAGTTGTCCCAAATCCACTGGCATACAGAAAAGAATTCATCTTCCTTGTAGTACACCGTGATGGACGGCTTGTGTTCACACCAGTGTAGCTGGTACTGCTTCCACACTTCAAGCTGTCCGATAGCGCCCACATCATTACGGAAGATGGATGTCTTCGGTGCTTCAATCGGGAAGCTAAACACGGTGGTGGTGTCAGGCTTCATGACGCACGGCTCATACGGTACACCCTGGGCGCGCAGGAAGTCCGTCATGGGATCTTTGTTGTCCTGCCGTACCGTGCGTACGTAGTACCGTGAGTAGTTTGGATGGATGCCTGAGGCGCACAGCGCAAGCTGACTCACCGTACCGCTAGGCTTGACGCACGTGATGGCCGCAGCGGGGCTGATCTCAAGGCTCTCAGCCCACTGCTTGTTCACGTTGACGGCACGCTCACGCATGACAGTCAGCCACTCTTCAAGCTTCTTGTTCCCCTTGCTGCCATTAAGCACAGGGTGGTCCATCAAACCCGTCAAGCTGACGCCAAGCAGCGCTTCCTCCTCGCAGTTCTTCTTCCACACAGAGCGTAGGTAGCGGAAGTTAGTGAGCGTGGCTTGCAGCGTACCGAAAGCCGTAGCGACTTCCACCTTCTCCAGCAGTTGGTCAAGCGTATCGGTAGAGCGTACAATCACTTCGCTCAGGTTGCAGAATTCAGCGGGGCGTAGGAGGATTTCGCTGCACGGGTTACACCCAAAGGCTGCGGTGTTATCACGCCGTCCGTTACGCCCCGCAATGTTGCGTGCTGCTTCCCGTGAGAAGATACCGCGCTCACCTGAGAAGCTTTCATACAGCGCCTTCATTTCATTCATGAAGAACGGAAAGTCGGGCTTCTCATCATACACTGCGCTGTTGTTTGCCAAGGCACGCTGGCCGTTACGCTCCCACCACTGCCCAGTCTTGGCTGCTTGCATACGGTCAGACACAGGGCTGGACAGGCTGATTAGAGCAGAGCGCCGCACGCCGCCCACAACGACGATCTCAGCGATCTTACAGCAGATGTCGTGGCACTCTAGGTCCGTAAGCTTCCGGCCCGCAGCGGCCTTGAACACGTCCACAAGGAAGCGGTGCAGGTCTTCCAGCGGCTCCGGCCCAGACGCCCTGCCGCCAAAGGTCTTGAGCCGTGCGCCAGCGGGCCGCACTTGGGAGTAGTCTAGCTTGGGCACCTCGCCAGCGTAGAGCATAGCGATTAGCTGTCGCGTACTCTTAGCCCAGCCAATCTTGCTGTCCGCTACGACAATCGTGGTGTCCGTGTCGGCAAACTCTTCGGCCACGATAGGTAGCTTCTTGACTTCTTCACGCTCCACACTGAAGCCTACGCCCGTTCCGCAGAGCAGGATGTACATCAGCTCGTCGAAAGCTTTCGGGTCATTGATGGCAAGATAGGCGCAGTTGAAGCCAGCTACGTTGTCACGGTCCAGGGCAGGGCCAGCCGTCATGAGCGCACGCATGCTGGGCACTACGTCAAGGTCATGGATAGCTTTCTTGAAGCGCGTGGCTTCATTGCTACCAATCATGCCCTTGTCTTTCCAGTAGGAAACATAGCGGTTGACAGTCTCGTCCCACGTTTCGCGCCGCTGCTCGTCCTCCAGCCAGCGAGCGTAGCGACTAGCGTGAATGAACGCGCTGTAGCTTGGGTTGCTTGTCGGAATCATTGTCTACTCCTTTGTTGAAATACATACGCTCTAGTTTGTCAAGCTTCTTAGACACTTGGTCTAACAGTCTTTCCAGCTCCTCGACACGAAGTGCTGAGGCGGGGGTCTGTCGCATCCTAACTCCTCCATAATTTGTTCACGCTGCTCGTCGGTGTATCGTGACCAGCGCACGATTTGCTCCTTGGTTCTACCGCAGCCAGTGCATCTGTCCCCCATCAGCTCACACTCGCTGCGGCATGGTGATTTCATAGCGCCTCCTCTTCAGGTGGCGTGTACTCACTGAGCCGGCCAGTGTCCATGTCGTAGAGCAGGTGCCCGGCTGGTCCGGTGATGCCACTGAAGCGGTTCTTCAACACGCGAATGTGCGTGGTGTTGCGTTCAGTTGCACTTTCAGCTTGACCGTTACGCTCCAAGCCGATTACAAAGTCGCTGAGCTGAGCGATGGACGCACTGCCCCGCAGTTGCGAGACAGACGTAACCGCTCCGTCCTCGTGGCCCTTACCGTCAGGGCGCTTGAGGTGTGACACAGCGAACAACACAATGCCCGTGTCCTGCGTAAGCGTACGCAGCTTCGTCATGATTTCGTCAAGGGCTTTACGCTCGTCACCCTGCTGACCAGCGGAAACCAGGATGCTGATGTGGTCAAGGACGATGACGTTACAGTCCAGCGCCTTAGCCATGAAGCGTACACGGGACACAACATCGTCAACGCTAGCGCCAATGTCGAAGCCAGCGTCCATGATGAACAGCCTGTCGTCCCCATACACACGGTCGTAGCAGTCTAGCCAGTCCTGAGAGCCACGTTCCACCTTGCTGATGGGCAGATGTAGCGGGGTTTCTAGGTCCACGCTCATGAAGCCCTCAGCGGTACGCTCGACGCTCTCCTCCATGAACAGGCAGCCGATACGATTGTCCGTGGTGTCCTTGATGTGCATCACAATCTCACGCAGGATAGACGACTTACCCAGCCCGCTGCCTGCCGTGATGGTGACCAGCTCCGTAGGACGGAAGCCGTAGGTTAGTTCATTCAGCTTAGTCCACGGGTAGTCGCCAAGCTTGCGTGGCTTAGGCGCTAGCAAGCGCTCAAGCAGCTCCTCCTTGGACAGCACACCCTTCGGCGTATACAGCGACGCCTGCCAGAACGCATCCGTAAACTCTTTCTTACGGCCAGCCTTGAGGTAGTCGCACGCGTCCTTGCCAAGCCGTGCGTCAAGCTTCATGACACGTAGCTTACCAGCGAATACTTCAGCAGCTTTCTCAATGCCTTCGCGGCCCGCATCGTCAGCGTCAAAGCACAAGATGATTTCATCGAAGCCATCAAGGAAATTGTACGCTGCCTTGAAGTCACGCCCTGCACCAGCAGCGCCAGACTTTAGGGACACCACAGGCGACTTACCATCGAACAGTTGGTTAGCCGCAATGGCGTCAAGCTCACCTTCAGTGACCACGATACGCCGCTGCTCGTGGTTACCGTAACGCTGCTGACCAAAGAGGCCAGCGTCCTTGGTGTTACCTACAACAGTGAAACCTTTGGTGCTGACGGTGCGTACCTTGAAGCCGATAGGCTGGCTGCTGTCTTCACCAAAGTAGGGATAGTAATGCTTATCTCCGTCAACAATAACACCGTAATGTTTGGCGTACGTTGACGTAATGTTGCGCTCTGGGATGCTAGACGCAGGCGCTGCGGCCCACTTAGCAATCAAGCGCTCAAGCTCTAGATCTTTCGTAAGTGTTACGCTAGGTGTGTCGATACGCTTCTCCGGTTTGATGAACGGTACGGTGTTGTCGTTACGTGGCGCTGGCGTGTGCTTCTCGCAAGCGAAACAAAACTTACTACCGTTACTGTATACTGCGTTAGCGTCGCTGCTACCGCAAGCTTCACAGCCCTCGTGTTTAACGAAGGTAGATTCGCTAG